CTTTTCGAAGTCCCCCCCCGGCCAGAACGGCCGCACGACCTTCTCCGGGTCGACGCCGTATTCCTTCACGGTCCAGGAGAGCACGGCCTCGTATACGTTCGGCGGAGTATAACAGTCGTCCGTCGTCTTCTTCGGTTTGAACTTCTCCACGAATGCCGCATATTCCTGGTCGATGTCTGCCAGTGTGAGCTGTTTGTCAATCTTCATTCTTTCCCGTTTCCAAATTCCGGACCGTCAGGCCCTCGTTCACTATCTTCCCGATCTCCTCCGCGTTCCTGGCCTGCTGTGATACCTTGATAGCCAGGCCGCTGGCGACCGCCCTGCGTGCTTCCCTGTCTTCGATCTTGTCCAGCTCCCGGAGAGCCGCGGCTATCGAGCGGAGCTCCGCCGCTATGTTCTCCGCGATCGGCTCGATGTCCGCGAGGGCTGCGTCCATCTTCGCGAGCCTTGTGGTGACCCATTTCGTCCCGGCGCGATCCGCGATCACTGCGGCCGCTTCTGTCTCTTCGATGCTCCGGAATGTTCCCTCGCTCGTCTCGTATCTCATCCGTACCTCCTCAGACTCAGGTCCCTCTTGTCCAGTGCCGCGATGATCTCGTCGTATGACTGCTTGCCGAGGCCGCGGATCTTCATCACCCATGCGGCCGTGTGTTCCAGGAGCTCCTCGACTGTCTCGATCCCGGCGCGTCGGAGGCAATTGTGCGTCCTGACTCTGAGGCCGAGCTCTTCGATCGGCGTCTCTCCCGCTTTTTCCGTCTTCATCTCCGCTATGCGGAGCAGTGACACGAGCAGCTCCGTGTCTGCCTTTCCCAGTCTCTCCTCGATGATCTTGTAGCTCACACAGTTCTGCGGATCCCTGTCCAGCTGTCCCTCGCACTGCTTCACGGCTTCCTTGATCTTCTGCCGGAGCTCCTCGATCTTTTCCTTGAGCTCATTCACTGCACGCCTCCTCCATCCCGACCAGGATGTCCTCCATTGTCACGCCGAAGTATTTCGCCATCTTATAGATCGCGTATACTTTCGGCTGCTTCGATCCGTCAAAATACCGCGCGACCACTTCCCGCCGGTATCCGATCCCGTCAGCCACGTCTTCCGTCGTCACTTTGTTCTCTGCTGCGAGTCTCTTTAAGTTCTCGGAGATCGTTCTGGTTATGGGATTCCGGATCTTTTTCTTCGGCTGCTCCTTTTCCAGTGTGATACCAGTGAGCACGCAGTCGTAAACCTCCGGGAACTTCACCGTCGGCTCGACGATGTTCCGCATGGCCAGAACGAAGGCCGTCTGCAGTGTCTCCGCCTGGACCTCTGCGTCGTAGTCGATGTCCTTGCCGTTCTGGTGCCGGATCCTGTACGTTACTCTCCATGTCTTCATGTCTTACTCCTCGTGTTTGTTCCTTATCAGCCCAATTAACTGAGTATCATCAAAGCGTGCCAGCTGATCCAGCCGGCGGAGCTCCGCGAGTGTGATGTCGTCGGGGTTCTTCATGCGCCTCGTGAACGTCGCCGAAGGGATCCCGGAGAGCTTCTGCAGTTTCTTTCTCGGGAGTCCGTTCGTCTTTGCCTTTCCCAGGATGACGTCCTTCTTGTTCATGGCTTCCCCTCCTGTTATATCCTCCTGTGTATAGCTGCGTTCGGGCATGTGCTGAAATGTGATACATATCCCACGCCCGTCGCTTTTCCCGGTTCGCCGTCGAAGTCGCAGCTCTTGACTTGTCCGTCCTGTGTGATCACTTTCCCCGCGGCTCCTGGGCGTTCCCAATAGATCAGCCGCTCCGGATTCGCCGGCATCGCCTTGCCCGCTGCCGTCTTGATCCAAATGATCGGCGCTCCGCATGATTTACACCTTGCCATTGTTGCCTCCCTTCCCGGCTCTTTATTCCCTCTTTCTCTGGCTTCCGATTCCCAGGAGCCAGTCTGCACTCACGTCGAAATAACAGGCCATGGCCACGATCGTCTTACCGTCCGGCCTCGACTTCCCGCTGATCAGCCGCGAGATGGTCGCATTCGAGACGCCTGTCTGCCTCGCCAGCTCCCGCATCGAGATCTCCTTGTCTTCCAGGAGCTCGGCGATCTTTCCTCCGAAGTGTGCGGCCGCTGCCGCGTAGCGTTCTTCTATGGCCTTCATGCTTCCCGTGCGGCCCTCCCGATCCTCTTGAGCTCGTTCAGTGCCATCGTCCTGCTAGCGCAGTAATCGCCGAACGGTTTGTCCTGATCGGCCGGCAGGATGTACCAGTGCGCCACTAGCCACTCCATGTGGACCTTTGGCCATGTGATCGTCCGGAGCTGTTCCTCTACCACGAACGCGGAGCCGTCCTGGAGTTCCAGGCGCCACCAGCACCTCGAGAGATCTTCGTCGCATTTCCAGAGCCTCCATCCGTTTCTCGTGTTCCTGTAGTCTTCCAGGAACGCGATCCGTTCCTTGTCGTTCTTAAATGTTTTCAAGGCATTCCTCCTATGTGTGCAGCCGCAGATCACTCCACGGCTGTTGGTTCTTTCATGAGCGCCTCCATCGGTACTTTGAGAACTTGAGCGATCTTAAACAATTTATCTGCTTTCGGTTTGCTTCTCCCGGATTTCCAATCGCTGAATGTTGATTTAGGAATCCCGGCTGCGGTTGCCACCTTGTAATCGGTCACGCCCTTCTTGTCTCTCAGTTCCGAATATCTTTCATAATCAGCAACCAATCAAACTCCTCCTTCCTCTGTTAATATTGAAAATGGTTCGGAAACCCGTTATACTTTAATTGTCAGTTAAGTATAGAGCTTTCACCCGTTCGGATTTCCGCACCCGATAGATTTAATATAGCCGCATTTCCGAACGCTGTCAAGGCTTATTAGTAATGATTTCATAACTTTTTGAGGTGTGCCATGTACGAGCGTTATTGTGAACTGCGAGACAGGCGCGGACTTCGAGATGCTGCCGTCGCAAATGCGACCGGCATCCCGAAGTCTACGTTCAGTGATTGGAAGTCTGGGAGAAGTGTGCCGAAGATTGAAAAGTTGCAGAGAATTGCGGACTTCTTCGGCGTCACTGTCGATTATTTGATGGGGAAAGAGAATGAGGCCAGATCTCCGGAGCCGCTGCCGGCGCTGACAGCCGAAGAGGCGGAGCTCCTCCGGATCTTCCGTGGGCTGAACGATGTGGGCCGCTCCAGGGCGCTTGAATCCCTCGAAGATATGCTGCAGATTCCGAAGTATACGGATAAAAGCAAAGAGTCGTCTATTTCAAACGCAGGATGAAATGAACAAACAAAAAGCCCCGCGGGCGCTGATCCGCGGAGCTTGATGCCTAGCCACATAGGGTTAGAAAGCCTTCTTCTTTTTCTATTCTATCCTTTTGTGGCTTTTGGTCAAGTCTCAGGAGGATGTTTTTTATGAAAGCTAGAAAGTTAAAGAGCGGGAACTGGAACGCGCGCGTCACTGTCGCGGGTCGGTCCTATTCCTTCACCGGTTCCGATCGGCGCGAAGTCCTGCGCCAGGCGGCCGCGTTTGCTGCGGAGTTCCGCGAGAATGTCGCGAATCCGCCCCTTTGTGACTGCCTTGAGGGTTTTATAGAAGACCACCGCGAAACCCTCTCTCCGTCCACTGTGCGCGCCTACGCCAGTATTTCGAGAGCGATCAGGGGCCGCACTCCGGTGCTCGCGAATAAGCGGGTCGTCGCCCTGACTGACAAGGACGTCCAGGACATCATAAAGCCGCTCCGGACGCCGAAGACGCAGCGCAATTATGTGAACTTTATCCAGGCGGCCACCGATCGCAAGTTTAAGATCAGGTATAAAAACCAGCGTCAGAAGCACATCGCCATCCCCACAGAGTTGGAAGTCGCCGGCCTGGTCGAAATCTTCCGCGGGTCCGAGATGGAAATCCCCATCATGCTCGGCGCTTATGGCGGCCTGCGGCGCGGCGAGATCTGCGCGCTCACGATCGGAGATCTCGACGGGGACTTCGTCCGGATCCGGCGCGACATGGTCCTGGATGACTCTCGCACATGGATCATTAAGCCGCCGAAGACGGTGACGTCGAACCGCGACGTCCTGCTGCCGCACTTCGTCGCGGAGCGGATCCGGGAGAATGGCTACGTGACCAAACTCAAGCCGAACGAGATCACGAACCGGCTGCGGAGGAAGATGTACTCTCTCGAAATTGATCCGCCGTACTGTTTCCACTCGCTCCGCCACTTCTCGGCGTCATGGCTCCACGCCCAGGGAATCCCGGACGAGTACATCATGGCCCGCGGCGGCTGGTCGACGCCGTCCGTGATGCAAAACGTATACCGGCACGCCTTATCCGATAAAGCGAGAGAGATGGAAGAGAGAGCGGCCGGCGCGTTCCAGAATCCGTTCCAATTTGAATAATCAAATATGATTTTTCTGTGCTCAGATTTAAGTATGAAAGAATCAGATGTGAAACGAAAAAAGCCCGTAAATATAAGGATTTTACTAAAATCCTCATATTTACTGGCTTCCCCCAATGATGCCGGCAGCGGGGGTCGAACCCGCGCGCAATAGGCTAATATAGCCGCTTTGCGGCCTGTCATTCCAATCTGTTGCACAGTTCCAATAAAAAGAGGCGCCTCCGGAGAGACGCCCTCTTGAAAAACATATACGCGCAGTGATGTTTCTCTCCCTATAATGTACTGATCAGAGCGTTCCACGTGAGCGGCCCGACTTCGCCGTCCTGTGTCAGCCCCTTCTTCTTTTGGAACGCCTTCACGGCTGCGAGCGTCTTCTCTCCGAAGCTCCCGTCTACTTCCAGGCCGCCCAGTAAGATCTGTAAGATCTTCACAGCCTTCCCTCTGCTTCCCTTCTTGATCAAAGGCATGAGTTCATAGTCTCCTTTCTCCGTGAGTGGTTTCTCGAACCTGGCGGACGTCCCGTTTGTGACCACCGTGCATACATGATGCGCGTCATTGAGCAGGATGTCTCCCGCGAGGAGATAGTCGTCCTGCGTCAGGTATTCGGAATCTGTGAGGACCTGGAAGCCCCTGTTCTGTGCTTCCTTCCGGAGGTTCCCCGTATAGGTCGCCCCGAATTTCTGCAGCCCGGCCACGCCCAGGATGTGCCCCGTGGCGATGATGTTCGCGATCACGCCGGCGGAGCAGTCGGATTCGACGTCCTTCGTAATCTTCGCAGGGTCCCATCCGGCAGCCTCGAGGGCCTTCCTGTATGTTTCGCGCTGCATCTGGTCGTATCCGATGTGATCATTCTCCGCGGCCTTCACCGCCAGCGTAGCGATACAGGCGCGGATCTCCGCGTTTGGATGGCGGAGCACGCAGTTCCACGGCCTGGAGTACCAATTGCGAATGTACCATTCGCGGCCCGTCTGGTCGCCTGCTTTGCCGCCTTTATAGTTCCCGTTCTCGTCGCTCCCGGAGTTGGAGATCCGGACCGGGCTCGTCTCCTCATAGATCTCCGCGGCCCACTTCGTCGTCTCCGCTTCGGAGGACGCCTCTGTTTTTCTGTCGTCTCCTCTTGCCAGCTCTCGCCACTCTTCCGGCGTCAGGTACGCCAGATTGATGTCGATATATCCGGAGTATCCCTTTATTTTGCCGTGGCTTGAGTATTGGCGGATCGTGTCGCTTTTCCAGGCTCCGAAGCCGGTCGCGTCTGTCCACGGGTTCGCCTTGTAGTTCGTCGCCGTATTCGATCCGTATTGTGCACACCAGAGCCGGCAGTCTGCCGCCTCTTTCCAGTCGTGGCGGTGCGTCACGGATTTACTCATATAGATGAGTGGCCGGACGCCCGTGAGTCTATAGACCTCATCCGCGAATCTCCTGCACCATGCCACATCCTCACCGGTGCCGAATTTGCTGTTCTGGTATCCCTCCCAATCGAGAGCCAGAATGCACTCACCGATACGATCCCCGATTTTCTTCGCAAAATACGCGGCCTCTTTTTCCGGATTCCCGCCTTCTGCGTAGTGGTAGGCTCCCAGGAGCTTCCCCGCCGCCTTTGCTGCTGCGTACTGTTTATCCGCATACGGGTTTATGTACCATGTCCCTTGCGTCATTTTTACGATGATGAACTTGGTCGTCGTCATTTTTGACGGTGTCAGCGTGCTCTGGTAGCTGGCCACGTCCACACCATTGAGTCCCATTTATACCGCCTTTCTGACTCCATAGAGCACGTTTATGTAATCCTGGACCAGCTGGCCATAGCCGGCGCCCAGCTCCGTGTCGATCTTCGCGATCCGTTTCTCGTGCTTTCCGTAGTTGAGCTTTCCGGATTTAATGCCGTTTGCGATCTCGATCACCCTGTTCACTTTTGTCTGGACCTGCTTCGGCCCGTAGCCCGCGGCGATCACCTTCGTGATCCTCGTGTCTCCGGATCCGTAGTTCCCGCGGAGCACTTTCCGGATGATATAGGCCGACGGGCTTTTCAGGACGCTCTTCCCCTTGTACGAGCACGCGTATGCTGCAGACTTCCCGGCGTGATACCAGTAGGCGCGGCCGCCAAAAACCAGAGCATTGATGTCGCCGACGCTTTCCAGTACGTTGAGTCCGTTCTGTTTGCAGCGTCTCGCGCCGTATGCTGTGAAGTCGCACGTCCCGATCCCGTCAGGTTCCAAGTCGTTATACCAGCAAATAACGCCGCCGTCCTTTTTGATTCCCTGCGCCTGCGAGTTTGAGCAGTTGTTCCCATGGTGTGGAATTTTAAATGCTTTTACCTTTGCGCCGACCGATTTGACGGTGTCATAGATCCGTTCCGGGCCGTCTCCGGATGTCCAGTAGTTCAGCTCCGGAAAATAGCAGCACAATGATCCGTCGTTCACATACTCCCAGCCGTTCTTGTCGTCATTGGCCACGACGGCCGGCTGTTTCCTGTAGACCTCGAATCTGATGTCGCCATATTCCACTATATCGCGATGTTTTAAAAATATGACCGGGATTCCCTTCTTCTCCGCCAGATTGATCAGTTTGTAAAGGTATTCAATATCTTTTTTTACTTCTTTCGATCCCTCGTTGTTTCTCAGCCCTTTCCGGAGGCTTTCCGGGTCGTAGCAAAGGAACGCCGTCGGCTTAAAGAACGAATCGTTCATGATGTCCAGGAAGCCGTCCCCGTGATCACAGTGTGGGTGCGTCAGGAGCAGGATCGGGCTCTTCACTCTGCAGAGTTTCAAAAAGCTGATCAGTGCGCTCTTGCCGGCGCCCGTGAATGCGTCGATAATAAGCCAGAACATAAAGTCCGTGATGATCTGGCCGTCTCCGTATCTCTTTTCCTTTTTAGGCCGGGAAAAGCCCGGCACGTGTAACCACAGCATTCTCTTCTCCTTTCAGTAAAACAAACCGGCTGCGGATCCGCAGCCGGTTTCTGTCATTTTTCCTCGTGTTTGTCGCTCTTGAGCACGTCGATCGCGTTCACGATCGGAGCCGGGATCGGCACTCCCATGAGTCCGAAGTTCTCGAGGATCGAGAGCGCCTCATTGCATATTAAGGCCAGGCACGTCGCATCCCTCACGAAGTCCGTCCCCGCGACCTTGTCGAGATAATAGGCCATGAGCACGCCGCAGAGCATTGCGATCTTGCGGAAGAGCCCCTTGAGCCCTATCGCAGAATTAAGCCCTCCGGAGTCTGTCTTCGCCGACTTTTTGAAGACGGCGGCGACCACGACCCCCGTAAAATAATCAATTGCCATAAAAACGATCAACGCCTGCAGTGCCATATCCCAGCCTCCTAATAAGGCCGCAATGGCCGCGCCGATGATCCCCAGTGTGCCGCACAGTGTTGCCTTCATTCCGTTGCTTCCTCCATCTGTCTCAGTTCCAGCTCCTCGAGCAGCCTCTTGATCATCTCGATCAGCTGCGGCCCGGTGAGCCTTGCGATCTCTTCATCCGTCATACGGCTCGCCGGTGATCTCCTCGAACTCCTCCGCGGTGATCTTCTTTCCTACCGCATTTCGCACCCAGCCGATCGGCCAGACGCCCTCATCGTAATACTTCTTGATCTTTTCGAAATTCCTGCTGTGTTCCACGCTTCTCTCCTTTCCGATCGCTCCGGCGATCACTCGTCCTCTTCGAGGTCCACGTCGGCCATCATTGCGACGTATTCAGTCGTCGCCCTGGCTTCCTCCAGCTCTCTCTTCAGCTGCGCGTTCTCGCGCTCCAGCTCCCGGATCCGTTCCTTTTCTTTTCTTACGATTCCCATACAGGTGCCTCCTCTTTCTTTTGTATTCCGGCCGGCGCCGGAATGTGACTGTATAAAAGTGATCCATCGCGCGGATCGGCGCGTCGCCTGCATATTCCGCGTTTGCGATCCAGCTCTGATAATGCCGTTTGACGTCTTCCATCGTCCTGGCTCCCTGATCAACTCCACGCTTTAGGCCGCGGAGTGTTTTCCTCTCTTCGGCCAGTGCTTTCTTGTGGAGCCGGATGACGATTTTCCCGGAGTCCTTTATAATAAATTTCTTTCGCAGGAAATAGAAACCGTTCTTCCGGACGTCTATGATCCCGGACTTGTCCGTCATTGTCAGGCCCATCTTTTCGAGATGGTCTTCGATCGTGTCCCTCGCTCTTTTGACCACTTCGACGTCATGGTCCAGAATCAGAAAGTCGTCGTTGTATCGAATGTAATCCCTGCAGAAAGTCTTTATTTCGTGATCCAGCGGATCCAGGAGCGCGACCTGGTGCAATTGGTTGATCGGGCTCCCGAGGCCGGTCCCGCGTTCACCGAACGGGTCCTGCCGGATCTCTTCCGCGTCGCGTTCATCCTTCGTGCTCTCGATGATCTCTTCGAGATACGGGAGGAACTCCGCGTCCGTGATCTTCCGCCTGTCCAGTTCTTTGACTGCCTCGTGAGGCGTTGACGGGAAATACTTCCGGACGTCCAGATGTGCTCCGTAGATCGGCGCGCCCGGTGCTTCCCTGTGGAGCCTCTGCAGCATTCTGATCACGCGCCGGATCGCAAGATCCGTTCCTTTCCCTTTCTGGCACGCCATATTATCAAATATCAGCGAGCGCGTGAGATCTTCATATACGCCATTGTTGCACATGGATTTTTGGAACGTTCTGTCCTGGATCCGCGGCGCGTTAGCCGTCCGGCGTTTCGGCCTGTATATCTCCACTTTCGTGCCCGGTGTTATCTTGTATCGTCCGGATCTTATGCTCTCCCGGAGCTGTTCGCATTTTGCGACGCGTTTCAGGTAATACTCAAGCGGGCCGTCTTTCCACGACGTCCCTTTCTTACACTCTCGTGCACCTCTGCACAATTCTCTCATAGATGCGGAGCGGTCCAGCTGTTCGCCCATGTCCCCCTCCTTTGTAATCACGGCCGGATCCCTCGACCGGGCCGCGGCTGCCGCAGCTTATAGCAGCTCACCCGAAGTGTCTGCGTCACATGGCGCCGTTTTGGCCTTCGGCGCACGGCTTGTTTTCGCCGGCTTTGCCGGCCAGGAAGTCCGGACCCCTGTGTGAGTGCTTTGTGTTCGGCCTTCTGACTTACTTGATCTCACGTTCTCACGGTCGGCCGGCACGCCGTTCGAATTGTTCGCGTTGTTGTTGTTGAGCGCGCCCGACGGGTTCACGTTGCGCGGGTTGTTCGCGTTCGACGGGTTCGGCGAACGAACGGCGTGGTCAAACTCGTCCGTCTCCCTTATAGATTCCTGGCTTATCGGCCCGAATCTCTTTTCGTATCGCCTGCGATCTCCCGCTCTCCATCCCATCACCTCGCGCCGCGTCTCGTTGAATTTGTGTGCCCATTTCTCGAGTTTATCCGCGTCGAGGTCCAGGACCGTGAGTGCGAGCCCCATCTTGATGTTCGCGGCTTCCAGATATGCCAGCGCTATCGTCTGGTGTTCGTAGCGTTCGACCATGAGGCCGTACGTCTCCACCTTGATCTCGTTCGCTATCATGACGTGCGAATGGAACCCGTTGATCAGGTCGGCGATCGGCTGCGCGATGAGCCATCGCGACCGTTTCGGGAATGTGTTCTCGCGGCACAGTGTTCGAATCGTTTCTGCCGTGAGCGCATCCGTCGCCCGAATCGCTTTATTCTTTTGTGTTGGTTTCTTCTCTTTTTCTCTCATCTTTCGCAGGCGTAAAGCCGCGGAGCCGTGCGCCTTGCGTCTGCACGTCTCCGCTCGTTGTTACATGTCACATTAACGTCAGGCCGGCCGGCACGCCGCTCGAATAGTTCGCGTCGCCGCCGTTGTTGAGCGCGCCCGACGGGTGCACGATGCGCGGGTAGTTCGCGTACGACGGGTACGGCGAACGAAGCCACCAGTACCTCGCCACGTTTCCGTATGTCTTGATCCTCTCGCTGTTCGGTGCTCCGTCGAAGAGCTCGAACGGTGTCGCGACCGGTTCGCCGTCGAAGACGGTCGCCTCCTGGACGTTGTTGTTTTTCCCGTAGCCCATCTCCGTCATTGACGGCAGCCAGACGAGCTCCTCCGTGTCCTCGTAGCCGTAGCCGTCCGCGATCGCGAGCGCCGTGCGCTTTGTCACTTTCGCGATACAGGATACAAACTCCGGGTCGATGCCGTGAAGGAATCCCGGCATGGTGGACTTGAGCGGGATGTCGAAGATTGTCTTCTTTTCCCACCAGGACGCCACAGCTCCGGAATCCGCACCGGCCGCGTCGGACTCGAGCCACATCTTCGAGATGCTGTTCTTGTATCTGTTCGAGCCGTAGAACTGCCGCGTCGTGAAGTTCACCGCGTCGCCTGCTTTGTACTGCGGATCGTTAGCCGTCGTCGTCCCCAGGAGCGTGCCCGTGTCTCCCGTATATGTCACAAGGCCGGACTCGATCGTCGTGCCGTCTGCCGCGTACGTCGTGAATGTTCCCTCGAGGATCCTCGCCTGAGAGTAATCCGCAGCCGTGGACATGTACTGTCCCATCTTCGTGTGGCGGATGCCGCCTCCCACCGGGATTGGCTGCGTGGTCGTGAAATAATATGTTCCGTCCTCGTTTGTCCCTCCGTTGTATGCGGCGTGATTGCAGATGATCTTGTATGTGCCGGCCGGCATTCCGTCCGGATACAACTCCGCCGTGACGGCATAAAGGAACTGTGCAGGGCAGAACGGGATCGCGCTATAGTGGAGCAGGTCTCTCGTGAGGATGTCCACCGCGTTCTTATCCGTGTTGATGTTTACCACGTCGAAGATGATCTCCGACGCCGTCTCGTGCACGACCACAGTGCTGTCCGCTGCCGGTGTCCCTGTGATCGTGATTCCGTATGTGGCGAGCTCCACCGCCGTGCCGTCAAGGTGCCACGCGGCGCCGTCATAGACGAACTCGTACGCTGCCGTCCCTGCGTGGCCCGTAGCCGCCAGGAACGTGTCCTCGTCCACTGTCGCGGCCGTCACGCCTCCCGTCACCGTCACGGACAGGCCGCTCTCCTTATTGACGGCGATCTGGTCGCCGACGGACAGCCATCTTTTGATCAGGCCGCCGCGGATCAGGTTCAGGAGCATTTTATAGCTCTTGATTGTTCCTTCCCCTCCGGAGAGCGCGACCGCGATCGTCTCGAGAGCGTTCGCTGATCTTTCGCCGGCCGTCGCCGTGCGCTGCAGTGTTGCTTCTGTTGCAATTTTTCCCATAGATTTGTCCTTTCCGCGATTAGATCGCTTTTATTCCTCGTCGACCTCGCAGAGGTCGCCGTCTCCGTCTCTGTACAGTCCTATGGACTGCAACGCCTGGGCCGCTGCTTCCGCTGCTTCCGCTGCCTGTGCCGCCGCTTCCGCTGATCCGGCGGCTGCGTTTGCTGATCCGGCGGCCGCGCTTGCGGATCCGGCCGCTGCTCCCGCGGATCCGGCCGCCGCACTTGCAGATCCGGCCGCGTCGCTGGCGCTCTGCTCGGCGTGGTCTGCGTATTCCGCGGAGTTCTTGAGCCCCTGCTCGAACTCTTCCTTCGTGCCGGTATAGCCTCCGAGCCTCGCGAATCCGTACGCCGTAATAATTGCAATTCTGATTTTTCTAGACATATTCCATCACCAGCCCCTCGTCTTCTTCGTAAAATGTCACTTCATCCATGTTTACGAGCTCCATCACCAGAGCCTCGTCTTCCAGCTCTGCCGTGATGTATCCTCCGGCTTTCACTGATGCCTCCGCCGCTTCCGCGCTTGCCGCTGCTCTCTCTTCCGATCCGGCCGCCTCGAGTTCTGACCTTTTCGCCTCTCTCGCGGATCCTGCTGCCGCTGCCGCGTCGTCCCTGGCTTCCAGTTCGTATTCGTGCGCCGCATCTGCGGATCCTGCTGCCGCTGCCGCCGATCTCGCCGCAGCCTCGGCCGATTCCGCTGACGCTTCCGCAGACCCGGAAGACGCCTGCGCCGACCGGTCCGACGCCTGGGCGGATGCGAGCGCCGCCTGTGAGTGATGTGCTGCCGCGCGTGCGCTGTCTGCCGCCGCGTGTGCGCTGTCTGCCGCTGCGTGCGCGCTTTCTGCCGCTGCCGCCGCAGAGTTCACCGCGATCTCTTCCGCTGTCTCTGCGGCTTCTTCCGCGCTTTCCGCGCCGTCTCTGGCCGCTTCCGCGCGCCTCACTGCAGCATTGAGCGCGGCGATCGTCTGAGTGATGATGCTCTGTTCTTCCGGCGTCGGTTCCTCGTCGCTGACATCCGGATGCTCGTCGACCGGAATGATGATTTTGTAGGCGGATTCGCCGTCGTCATAATCTGCGTGCAGATAGATCCACGCGAAGATCTTCCGGCCGTCCACCAGATACTCGTCCGGGATCATGACCCCGTCCGGCGTTCCGAGCTGCGTCTTCGACTCCGTGTCTCCTTCATTGCAAAAATGCACTTCGTAGGAGCCGGGGAGCTCGATGTCCTCGAATCTCAAATACTGGCCATAATCGAGCCGCGTCAGCCGCTGCGTCTTTGCCGTCCTGCCCGTTCCAAAATATACGCTTATCACTCTCATTTACTCGTCCTCCTCGCAGAGATCTCCGGAGGCGTCTCTGTAGAGTCCGAGCTCATCCAGCCTCTCCGTGATCGCTTCCAGCTGCCCGCGGATCATCGCGCCGGCCGTTGCGTATGTCGTGCCATCCGGAGCGATGCGAAGATCTGACAGCTCCCCGTCTTTCGCCGCCTGGACCGTAATGTGTTTGATGCCGACGATCTTCGTGATGCCAACTCCTACGTTCGTCTCTTCTCTGAGCGTAGCCGCTGCCGACGCGGCTCCGTTCCACGCCCAGCGGTTTGTCCACACGGAGATCTTCGCCCCCGACTGATCCGGTTGGACTTTTGTCTCCAAGACTATCATCGACTTCTCTCCGTTCGTGTACAGGATCGGGTTCAGGTTTGTCGTGTGTGCCAGGATGCCCGGCGTCACCCGCTCGATTCTCCTATATGTCCCGGCCGTCTTGTAATGGATGTCGATATAGTCATATTCAGCCAGCTGTTCCTGTGTGATGTCGATCGTCGCCGTCGGCCCAGATACGCTCTGCCCTTCGTACAGCACCGTCTCGCTGATCAGCGTCCCATTCACGGTCCCGCACGCCGCCAGGAAGTTGTTCATCTGCGTATTAAATCCGGCGATCGCCGCAGTGATCTGTGACATCGCGGACGCTTCGAATGTGTCCATCCTCGTCTCTGCAGATGATTCAAAGGTCGAGATCTCACTCCTGAGCTGCTCCGCGTTTAATGTCGCCAGTTCCCTGGCTGTCAGATCTGTCGCGCCAGCTCTGCCGTCGTCGTAACATTTCCGGATGGCGTCGTGTATTGCCTGGCGGACATCTCGGCCGTATATAGCCGTTTTAATCAGTCCCAGTAATGTCTGGATGTCGCTCACTCTCCGCCTCCTTCCAGATTGCTGATTCTTGTTTCGAAATCTTCTATTTTTGCGTCATACGCGGCGAGGAAGTCTTCGAAGTCCTGCTGCTCTGCGTACTTCCCGCCGATGTCGTTTACTTTCAGGATCAGGTTCTCGAGTTTTTCTGATGTCTCCGCGATCTTCCCTTCTGTGCTTTTTACCTGTGCTTCGATCCCGGAGGCGCTCGTTTTCGCGGTTCCTGCCTGCCGGTCTGTCAATGCCTGGATGACCGCCCCGAACGTGTACGTGTTTTCGCTCACGTTCTGCGGGTCGATCTCCGACCTTACCACGGCCATATACATGTCTATTCCGTGCGGCTCCGAGATCACTCTGTAGCTCCACCCGGTCCGGATCGCGTCCGTGTTCACGCCCAGCGCCGCCAGGTCGACCGCACTCACCGTGATCGTGAACGAGCGCAGGACCGCAGCGTCGAGTGCTGCCTGCCCCTTTGTCTTTAGATTCGACGCGATCGTCACATCTTCCCACGTCAGTGTCTCCCAGATATGGCCAAAAAGCGCGATCCCGGTCGCGTTCTCGAGATAGTCGCGGCCGTCGTTCACTGATTCGATCGTCAGCCTGTTCCCGTTGCCATCGTCGGCGCCGATCGGGATCAGGCAAGTGTAGACGCCTTCCGCCGTGACGTATTCCTTGAGGTCTAACAGATTGTGGCCGAACTCGATCTTCTGGTCTCCCGTCGGCCCCGGCTCTTCCAAATAATCCATATACCACGCGCCATCCGTCAGCCTCGGCACGAGATAGCCGCCCAGGAGTCCCGTGAGCTTCGCCTCTATCTCTTCCCGCGTTTTTGTATAATCGCCGTTTTCCCGGACGATCAGATCGTTCGGGTCCGTGACCTCGCAGACTCCCGGGAGAAACTGCCGCTCCGGTTCCACCTGGCTGTTATGGTTGTTTAGGAGCAGTTGGAAATATCCCTCGACGGATCCCTTGTACGTGTACGGCCTTATGATCGAGTCGTTCAGGAATGAGTAATTTCCTTCGACGAACACTTCCTTGCGCGTCTGGAAGTCTTTCTCGCTGTGCAGGACGCGTCCGAAGAGTTCCAGCTGATTCCCTCTGTACACCGTGACCATGGTCGTGAGCTCTGTGATCTGATCATATGCCGGGTTTTCTTTCCCGATCCTGAACTGATAGCTTCCCGCCTTGTTCACCTGTGTTACGAGCTTTTGATCCGTCAATACATAACCATCCTCCGGGAGGGCCGGATCGTACATCAGGACGCTGCCCGCGTACACTCTATAACTCATAAGCTCGCCCCCCTGAACTCGACGGAGACAGTCCCGTGGCCCTGAAATACGAGCGTATTGATGCCGTAGAAAATAACGACGTTAGTCATTTTATACGTCCCCTGGTCGAGTCTGTACGCGGCGCCGCGGTATATGAGCGTGATCGGTTTCTCCGGATCCTCGAGAGTCACCGTGAACGTCGCCGCGATCGGCTTCTTGCTTCCCGGGATCTCGAGCGTCCGCTCTCCGTCGACTGTCAGCCCTCCGTATCCTCTCACGTAGTCCGTCTCGAAATTAAACGGATCCCACAGCCACTCCTCCGTCGAGAGCGCGATCTCGTACTTGTACGGCTGCGCCGTCACGTCCAGGACGATCGTCGCGTCGATCTCTTCGGAGAGGAACTGGTTCACCGAAATCCGGCCAATGTAAAAATATTGCGGATCATCGTCGAGGATGATCCGCATGTTCTGGCCGTGGCAATAATTCATGATGCTGCTAAAAAGGTAATGATAAAAAGATCTGTATTCCCTTTGCACATGGAACTCCCACGAAGCCGTCCTCATTCCGTAGTGCACGCGGCCGTCCGGAGCCTCTGTGGCGTCCAGATAGCCGTCGCCGCTCGGGATGTCGATCATGTTCATCTTCACCTCCGGAGGGTCTATATAAAGCCGCTTTTTCGGGACCAGATGCCAGTCCTCGAACGTCTTCATTCCTCCGTCCGTCCTCATGTCAAGGAATGTAGCTCCGTGGTACATTAGATCCCCCTTTCCTTGTGCATGATCTCGCGGCCGATCCTTCTGTCGACTCTCGGCGTGATTTTTACTGCGATCTCATCGCCGTCCAGCATTATCGTGCCGCCTTCAGCAAACTGCGGGAAATACTCTCCCATTATTTGCATGAGACGGCGGCCCCAATAGTTATAGACCGCGATCATCTCGGCGCCCTGGCCGCGCATTCCTCTGGCCGCTGCCGCGGCGACCATGCTCATGAGTGAGCCCGTGCCGACGACCGTCTCGCTGCCGGCTTCGCCTCCTCCCAGGAGCTTCCCGAACTGATTCATTCCGAAGATGGTCGGCCGTTTCATGATGATGCCGCTCGTCATTGCGTCCGCGTTCCAGTGTACGCTGAATCCTGTTGGGTAGCTGATCTCGCGGCCGAAGAATGTCCTCGTGCTCCAATTCAGGGAAATGCTCGGCATTTTAGGGAGCTTGATCTCCGGGAGTTTCCACGAGAAATTAAGTTTTTCCTTGAGTTCTTTGAGCTTCTTCGAGATGTCCGGCCATTTCGGCGCGCTGATCTCCGGGAGCTTCCACGAGAAATTTAGTTTTTTCTTAATGTTCGAGAGTTTCGTGGTAATGTCCGGCCACGAAGGATGGCCGATCGTCGGGAGCTTCCACGAGAATTTAAGTTTTCCTTTGATCTCGGAGAGCTTCTGCGAGAGGTCCGGCCATTTCGGTGCCCCCACGTCCGGGAGCTTTATCGAGAATTTGAAGAAGCCCTTGATCTTCTCGATCCCTGCTTTGACATCTGCCGACGGCAGTTTCATCTTCGGGACCGTCGGCCACTTCGGTTTAAACTTGAAGTAACCTTTTATCTTGTCGATCCCGGACTTTGAGTCCTTTCTCGCTCCCTCGATCGAATCCTTGACCGCCTTCCGGACGCTTTCCCACTTCTCTTTTGTCTTGCTTTTCACATCGTCCCACGCCTTGACGGCGCCGGTCTTGATGTCTGAGCCCATCTTTTTGAAGTTCTTCGCGAGCTCTTTCCCTTTTGCTGAGATCTTATCCCAGTTTTTATAAACGAGCACGCCGACGGCCACCAGCCCGCCCAGGACCGCGATCACCGGCGCGATCGGTGCGAGCACGCCTAAGATCGCCGCTCCCGCTCCTGAGAATGCCGGGATCAGCGTCGCCGAGAAGAATCCGGAGATCACCCCGGCCGATGTGATCAGTCCTCCGATCCCCGTCACGAGGCCGCCCAGGATAGAGATCAGTGGCCCCGCGACCGCTGCGATCCCCGCGATCTTGACGATCATCTCCTGCTGTGACGGACTCAGCCCGTCCCATGCGCCTTTAAGCTCTCGCGCTTTCTGGCCGATCTGTTCCAGTATTGGAATGCCGACCGTTCCGGCGACGTCGATCAGATCCGCGCCGACGACTTTGAGTGTGTTCAGCGTGGTCGCCATCTTGTCGACCGGATCCTGTGTCGCCGCGAATGTCTCGCTCACGGATCCCAGATTCGACTCGAGCGACTGCCCGAGCTCGTCAAAAGAGAGTGAGCCGTTCTTCGCCGCATCATAGATCGCCGCGCCCGCCTTTTTACCGAATGTGTCATACGCCGCCTGTAGCTTTTCCGTGTCCGACGCGTTCGAACTCATGACCGCGGAGAATGCCTGCAGACTCCCAGAGAGCGTGCCGCCCTCTTTTGTGGCGTTCTGCATGGCTTTCTTCATGCCGGCCATAACGGTCGAGACGTCAGCTCCGGAGACTTCACACTGTCCCAGGAATGTCGCAGCGTCGGCGGCCGAGAAGCCCATCTCCGAGAGCTCCGTCTTGTTCGCGGTCAGCTGCTGCATGAGCGTGCTCATCCCGATGCCGGTGTCCTGGCCCACTTTGTTCAGAGTGTCCAGAAACGCTCCCGCGTCCTTTGCCGGGATGTTCCACGCCTCCATCGCTTTCTGCGACTGATCGATGGAGCTCGTCACGTCCTCGCCATTTATCTCTGCAAACTGCAAAAAGAGCGAGGAGAGCTCCTCGAGTTCCTCGCCCGTGGCGTGGAATCTCGTGTTCACTTCTCCCACGGCCGTGCCCGCGTCTGCGAACGAGACGTTAATCGTCTGCGGGATCTCCCGGACGATGTCCTGCATCTCCTCGAGCGCTTCGCCCGTTGCCCCGGTTTTTGTGATCACCGTGTCGAGCCCTTCGTCAACCTCGCTCCACGCCGCCGCAGATGCGGCCCCGACCGCCACGATCGGCGCCGTTACGTGCGTCGTGAGTCCTTTCCCCGCTTCCGTTATCTTCCCGCCAACTTCTTTTATCTGGCCGCCGACCTGTTTGAGCTGCTCCGCTCCCACGGAGCCGAACTCTTTGTATTCATCTTTGAGCCCGGAGAGTTTCTGCTTTGTCTCCTCAATTTCCCGTGCCAGGGCCCGCTGCTGCTCTGCGTTCTCCGGCGTCGGGTCTTCTTTCAGCTGACGCAGTGCTTCCTCTTCTGCTTTCAGCTTTTCCTCCGTCTGGCTGATCGCGTCCTTGAGGTATGTCTGCTTTTGCCGAAGGAGCTCCGTGTTCTTCGGGTCCAGTTTTAAAAGTTTATTAACATCTCTGAGGGACCGCTGCGTCGCATTAAGCTGAGAGTCGACCTTTTTCAGGGCGTCGTTCAGCTTGACGGTCTCGCCATCGATCTGGATGGTGATGCCCTGGATCCTCTTTCCCATGCTTCCCTCCTTAGAATCTGTCGAAATCGCTCTGATCCGCCAACTCGTAATATTCCTCGTGGTCGTTCTGCGATTCGATGAACATTTCGATCACAAAACCATATTCCAATTTTTCAAGGTCTTCGAGCGTGAGTCCGAGCTGGATCACTCTGAGCGCGTAAACTGCAGTGTTGTAGTCTCGGTCGAGTCGGCGTCGTCTTTTTTTGGCGTTACCTCCGGATCTGTCTTCGCTGTGCCGTTGTAGATGCTCATGATCTCGTCGGACGCCGCTTCGATCTCGTGCGGCTCGAATGTCGCGAGCCACTCATAATATGAGTCCATGCTGATCTTCGCCATGTCGCTCGGTACTTTCGTGGCGGCCTGCGATGCCATGATGTACGCCAGCTGTGTGGTCGTCTCATATGACGCGTACACTTCCTCCTCGAAGGCGTCCAGCTGCTCCTGTGGAATGAGATCCTGCGCCAGCGAGTCGACCGCGTTCGCGTATCTCTTCACGTCAGAGAGCTCGATGTGCTGCCCCGTGATCTCTTCCTGCTGCCGGATCTCTTCGTCGAGTTGCTGCTTTCTCTCTTCGATCAGGCGCTTCGTCTCTTCCGGCGTATGTTGTCCCCGAAACTCTGCAGCCGCATCGTCCAGGAGCTTCCGCCTCTTTTTATCCGTTTCCGAGTTTTTGATCAGGATCCGCAGTAGATCCTTTTTGAATAACTGTTTGTACCGGATCGGCGTCGCTCCGTTTGCGAGGAGCTCCACCATCTTCGAGCCTATCTTAATCGTTCCGCGCATTGTTCCTCCTTAACGCAAAAATTCCAGAGGGATGTGATCCCTCTGGTCCTTCATCATATTACGGTGTCTGCGTGGCTGGCTGCTGTGCCTGCGCGACGGGCTGATATGCCGCTTCGAACCAGCTCGCGTACGCTGTCGCGTTCTTGTCCTTGTCCAGGCGCGCGCGCGGCGTATACTTTCCGAGCGCTGAGATATAGACGGATGAAGCCGTGAGTGTGACTTCGTCCGTCACCGGCTCGATCCTGTCTTCCTTCGTCTGCGACTCGACGCTCGGCCGTGTCATGCTGCACTTGTACAGGATGTGCCTCCGGCCGGATGCGTCCCCGTCAAATTCGAACGCCATGCCGAAGTATTTCACCTGTGCGTCTGCATCCTCGATGAATGCGCCGTTGCCGTCTACGACGTCGCCGAGGATCTTCTCCGCGACTTCGTCCGGCACGAGCGCCGACGTAAACGGTCCGCTGTATCCGTTGTTGCCGTTCGAAGTATAATATTCAATTCCGTCCGCGTAAAACGGGGAGAGTTCTCCCTGCGGGTCCAGTGCTATGGATACAGCTCCGGGCCACGGGATAACGACCGCGTGCGCATCGTTTCCGCTTCCTGTCGTCTCATATGTCACGGATCCGTCCGCATTCACGGCCGAGATCGGGAACAAATGCACATTTTTAAGGTTATATTTAATCTTCATTTCTCACAAATTCCTCCGTGCTGAATTGGATTTCGTACATCTCTTCTGTGGTGATGAACGTTTCGCTCCGGCTGTAGCCTATGCCGGCAGCCTTGAGCACGGCCATCACTGCGTCCTCCTTCGCGAAGTCCTTCTCTCGCGTGTACAGATAAATGTCACACGATACGATCGGCGCATAGACTACTCCGTCGGCATAAAAGCCGTTCGTCTCCGGCATAACGTAAAGCATGGCCGGCAGATTCGGGAGATCCGGGAGGAGCTGGCCGTTCTCTTCTTTGCCTCTGTAATATGACAATGAGCAGCCCGCGGCCGCGGCCGCCGCTGCCACGATGTCCTTGAGTTCTCTTTTCGTCACGGCGCTCCCTCCATCTTCTCGATGATCCTGTTCTGAACTTCGTCCACGGCCCATTCTTCCACCGGAGCGATGTGAACGATCGGATCCGTGCGGTCTTTACCCTTGCCCTTGAGATAGCCCTCGATCTTGTGGCCATGTTCCAGGAGATGGGCGAGCGGATATGTGTTTTTTCCACCGTATACGGTGCAGCCCACGCGAAGCCGCCCCCGCTCCGTCTGTTTCTTCCAGCCTTTCCCGTATTTTCCGGTGCGGCCCATCGGCGAAGACTTCCGGAGTTTTCTTACCGCCTCCGCGCCGACCTCGTCGACCGCTTTGAACATGGCCTCCGCCGTGTCGGATCCGAATCTCGCCAGCTGTTTGCTCACGACGTCGGCGAAATTAAAACGGTTTGAATTAACAATCATCTGCCCTGTTTCTCCTCCAGATACACTTCGAGCTCGTCGCGTGACTTGCCCGCGTGTGTCCTGTATATCTTGTATACTATGCCTTTGTATTCCGCCCACTCCTGGCCGGAATACTCCCACGCGTGCATCGTCATCCGGAAGGCTGCTTTTCGTCCCTGGGCCGCGGCGGAGAAGAACTCGTTCTGGTTCGCCTCGACGACGTCACAAAAAACGCGCTTCCGGATCTGCCGGCCGGTCCTTTTTGGCACGCCCATTTCGTCCCGCTGCTCTTCGTACCTGATCAGCGTCATCTTGCCACTCCAGTCGCTCATCCCTCCGGTGCCTCCTTGTATAGTCCGGAGCTGGCCATTGAATCGGCGAGCGCCGTGTACATTCCCAAATACTTGAGCTGATCCGCTGAGAAACCGAAGCCGGCCTTCACGTACAGCTTCACAGCTTTTCGGACGAGCGGATCGGATTCGTCGATCTTCTCCACTCCTCTCGCCTTGAGGTCCATCTTGCAGGCTTCGATCTCGTCGCGGACTTCGCCGTCGAACTCGTCATCATCTGAGTGCCGGAGCCAGAGCAGGCACTCTTCTAAAAGTGTTGTTGCCATGGTCCCCTCCTAGTTTCCGGAGGGCCTGGACCCTCCGGCTGTTCTCGATCAGTTCGCCTTCTTCTTCACGATCAGGAAGCCGTTCTTGTCGATGACCTTGCCGTCGCAGATGATCATGACCTTTGTGAACTTCTTGTTCGTGTCGTGGTCGATCCACTCCACGGCCGTCAGCTGCATGTTGCTGTTGAAGCCGTAGTTCTGCAGATCTCCGAATACGGCGAATGTGTCGCCGGCTGCCGCGTCGTCGAAAAACGCGAGCACATCCTCTTCCACCGTTTCCACAGTCTTTCCCGCAAACCTCTGCACCGGCTCGCCGTCGATGCCGAAATTCACGCGGCCGACCGGCTGCTTGTTGCTGTCGACCATGCCGTCGATATAAACGTCGAATGTTGACTGCGCCATGTACCAGCGGCCGGACGCCCTGTAGGACTTCGGGACCTTCGCATAAACCTTTTTCCACTCCTTATAGTCCGCGATCTGCGCCGCGGTCATCTCTGCATAAGGGACGCCAGTCGTGGCGATGATGCCCGTCATCTTTCCGGAGCCGTTCGCATTGAATACGCCCTGCTCGATGAGCGCGATCAGAGCCTCGGTCGCGAGCGGCACGAGAAGCGCCTGGAACTCCGCATATGTGACAGTTGCGGCCAGGAGCGTCTGGGAGATCTTGCACTCCGCCTGATAGTAGGAGAACGAGATCTTGCTGTTCACCTGGATCTTCTGCCCGGTCTGGGACTGTGTCTCGCCTTCCCACACCGCCTCCGGTTTGAGTGTCAGGACCGGAATGTCGACGCCGCCCTGGATGTTGAGATGGCGGAGCTGGGAGAAGATCACGCCGCGCTCTTTGAGCTGCTGGACGATCTCGTTCAGTGTGGTCGTCGGGATCACCGCGGAGCCGTCGCTCGTGGTCGTCGGCCCGTTCACTGCCGCGTTCGTGATCACCGGAGCAGGGCCGCGGCCCAGCACATAATTCATGAACTGGTTTCTGTACTCTTCCGTGTCGTACGGATCCGTCGCGGGAGCCTGCTGCTGGTTGCGTCCTTCCATGGGGACCTGCGGCTGTGCGCCCGCTGCCGCGACGAAGTTGACCGGCTGGCGATCAGCCAGAGCATTGTAATTTGCGCGTGCGGTTGCCTCTGCCTGGAATCTCGCGTCGAGCTCCTCGACCTCGTGGCCGCGCGCGGTTGCCGTGTCAGTGTCTCCGGCGTCGATTGCTGCTCTCATCTCCGCGAGCAGTCTGTTTCTCTCGTTGAGGTATTCCTCTCTAGTCATGGTTTTCCTCTCTTTCTTCCGCTTTCGCGGCTTCTTATACTTCCATCAAGCGAAGATAATCATATCTTGCCTGTGCTGCTTCCTGTGCGGCCGTCCTTCTCTCGGCCTGCTGGCGGCGCCACTCTTCGATCGCCTTCGGATCAGCGAGCCCGAATGCGCTCGCCGCTGCCACGAGTGGCTCGGGCCCCGCTTCCGCCGTGCCGCTCACTCTGTCGATGAGCCCGTACGCCACGGCGTCCTCTGCCGTGAGCCACGTCTCCGCCTCCATCATCTGTAGGATCTCGTCCTCCGTCATGCCGCTCTTCTGGCGATATGCCGCCGCGAGGGACTTGTCGACGGTCCGCAGAACCTCCGCCATGTGTTCCATCTCTGCGTGGTTTCCCGCGGTCCAGGATGATGCGCAGTGCACCATCATCAGTCCCGTCGGAGCCATCTCGCTCTCTGCCGCGCACGCGATCACAGACGCCGCAGAATGTGCGACTCCTGTGACGTGGATCAGCGCGCCGCCGGCATACTGCCGGATGGTCTCATAGATCTCACTGCCGGCCGATACCGCTCCGCCGTTCGAGTTGATGTAAATGTCCAGGCGTTCTCCGGCTGCTTCGCGGATCGCGTCGTGCAGCCTTTTCGGAGCGAACGCGCTCATCCCGAACCACTCGTAAAATGCGAGATCGTCGTCCGGCACGATGATGCCGTTGATTCTTACATCCATGTTTTTATTCCTCCACTTGTTCCGTCTGTTCTTCTACCGGCGCCGTGTCCAGCCTCCTGATCGGCTTGTCGCCGCCCGGGATCGGCCCGAGGCCCATCGTCCCGCGCCACTCGTTCGGCGTCATGGCTCCACGGTCGACCATGTCCTTGAATGCCAGCTTCGTGGACAGCGCTGCATATTGCAGGCTTGCCGTCTGGATCTCGATCCTGTTTCCGAAGGCCCGCTGCCGGCGCGTGAAGATCTTCCTCGTGTGCTGCTCCGCGAACTGGATGATGTCCGGTTCCACCTGGGCCTCGTAGTAGCTGATCCATTCGTTTTCCGAATAGCTCGAATCCACGATCTTGTCGTTCACGTTGAAGAACTTATAGATCCGCGCCACCGCTGCCGCCGTTACCTCTGCAGCCGGCACGAAGTCTTTCTGGTCGATCTGCTTCGCGTCTGCCTTCGCGTCCGTCGCAGCCACGCCGCTGCCTTCGGTCGCCAGGAATGCGTCCGCGAAGTTCTTCGCCTTTTCTCTGAGATCTTCCTCGCGGATCGAACTCTTGAAGACGAGGAGCCACTTGATCACACCGGAGTTTTTCACGGCGTTGATCAGTCCGTGATCCGCCTGGCCCACGACCTCCATCACCTCGGAGAGCGCGTCCCAGGACGGCGTCCCGAAGACGTCGTTGTCGTTGTAGTCGTCGCGGAGATGGATCAGGTCCGAGTAGTAGAAGCGCCAGTCCTTCCCGTTTGCCATCCAGAAGTGAATGATCAGCGTCCCGTCGTTGTCGTACTCCGCGCGAACAGAAAGCGGAGCGAGCGGAAACAATGCGGCCGGGAGGCCGTTTTCATCCCTCTGGATGAGAGCGAATGCGTTTTTATTCAGGATCAGCTGCGCCTCCATCTTTTCGGCGTACTGCTGCCAGCTCATCAGCTGGTTCGGTTCCCGGAGCAGGAACCGCATATAGACGTCCGGGAAGATCTGCTTTTCCCCGTCCGCGTCTTCCCTTATGTGCTGCGGCACCGTCTTGCCGACGGCTTTGATCTTCGGCCGGATACAGCTCCGGACGATGTCAGAGCGATAAATCTTCCCGTCGTACACATAGAGATTATTCGCGTACTGCTGGACGAACTGCATCTGCGTCTTTTCTGCGGCGGCTGCAGTGGGGCTCCTCGCCAGCAAATTCTTGATAATCTGCAAAATTCCCATTTCGGTCGTCTCCTTTCTCTCAGATGAGGCTCATATACTCCGCCATGTAATCCTGGTAAACCACATAAGCGTCCAAAAGAGCGGCGAGGCCGTCGATTCGCTTCCGCGGGTTGGCCGTCTTTACCGGCTTTTGGTTGTCGTTCTTGTCCTTCACGATCCCGGTGTTCGCCATGCACCATTTGAGCGCCGGGTTGTCGTTATAGTTGACCAGCTTCGACGCGAGATCCGCGCCCAGCTGCTTCATCGGCGACGAGAGCGTCTTCATCGTCTGCGGGACCGGCGTCATGATGTCGCCAAACTGCTCCGTCATGTCCTTCACCCATCTCTGAGCGCTCCACGAATCATAGCCGGCGCGGAATATATAGCAGTCCAGCTTCTCCTGTACCTCGACAAACCACGCCGTTACGTCCGAGTCGTCCACGTGGTTTCCCGCGCACGTCCGCATGTATCCCTGTTCGATCCAAAAGCTATACGGGATCTGGTCCTCCTGCTCCCGCTTCTCGACGTTCTCCTCCGGCATCCAGAACATTGCCATCACGTACAGGATCGGGTCATCCGGTACGCGGAAGATCACGACTGCGGCCGTCAAGTCCGTCGTGCTTGACAGATCCGTGCCTCCTATGCCGTAGCGCGGCCGGAGCTCCTCCACGTCGAAGGTCGCGCGGTTGTTGAGGTCTGCAAAATCGAGCCACGCCTCGGATCCTGTCTCCGGAATGTTGAACTCCTTCGTGAGCAGATTGCGGACCGCTTTCGGATTTGCCTCCGCCCTCTTTACCTTGTCGGCCAGCTGTCCGTATTTTTTGATGGATCCGAGGCCCGGGTTCGCCTCCGTCCAGTGCTCCGGATCTCTCCATGTCTCCCGCGTGTTCAGCTCGTAGACGATCGGCAGGAAGCGCGGATCCTGTTCCTCTTTCCCTTCCTCGATGCCGTTGATCTTGCGCTCGGCGCGGTCGTATTGTTCGTCGTATATTCCCTCGCGCACGACGCCGGCCGTCGTGGTCTCGAGGATCAGCGGCTGATCTCGCGCCGTCACGCCGTCCGTGACAATCGTGTACATGCTCCGCATTGCTGGGCTCCATGCGTGGATCTCGTCCAGGAGCCCGCAGTGAATGTTCAGGCCGTCCTGTGTGTCAGAGTCGCGTCCCAGCGGCTTGAATACAGAGTCGTTATAGTCTGCCGTCAGCTCTGCGACCTTCGTGCGGATCACGCCGCGCTGGTTCTCTCTTGTGTAGTGCAGGGCGCCGGACTTCTTCACCATCCTCGACGCCTCGTTCCAGATGATCTTCGCCTGATCCTTTTTCGTGGCCACAGCGTACACTTCCGCGCCCGGTTCCCCGTCCGCTACCATCATGTAAAGCCCGATTGCCGCAGCCAGCGTGCTCTTTCCGTTCTTCTTGCCGATGATCAGGAGCACCTCTTGATACTGGCGGAAGCCGGAGTCGTCAACGAATCCGAATATGCAAGCCACGAACGCCTTCTGGAATAGTTCCAGCTTGAACGGTTTCCCGCCGGCGCTGCCTTTGGAGTGCCTGCAGTATTTCTCGATGAACGCGATCGCGTGCTCCGCCCGTTTGGCTGAATAGAAAAATTCTGCCCCCGCATCCGGGTGCAGAATCCTGTTCGCCTGGTATTCATACATGACGGCCACCTTGTGGCTCGTCTTCTCTTCTCCCGCCTCGATCTTCTTCCAGTATGTGACGATCGGGCTCTCTTTAGTCTTCGTCATCTCTCCCGCAGACAAATGCGTCGAAGTCGTTGTCCTCCTGTGTCGAGTCCGCGCTCGGAACGGCCCGCGGGAGTAGTGCGGCCAGCTGCGCGTCGAACGATCTGTAATCCTTGGCCATGGCTCTGTAGGATCTCAGCGCCGGGTTCTCTCTCTCGAGCTGCTGCTTGCCCTGCTCGAACAGTGTAACCGGTCCCTCTTTCCTGACCTTGGCCATACATTTCGCCATCTGGCGGCTCAGAAACCACATGTGCGCCGCGATGTCTTTCGCGAGCGCTCTGCGGTCCTCCGGGACCCTGTTCACGACGGCGTCGAGTTCCTTTTGGGTCAAAATTTTTATGTTTTTTTGTGCCAAATTTCCCGCCGCCTCCTTTCATCTCCGTCAAATGTTTTTACATTGGAGTGTCAAAAAAATTAACAACCCTGTAATATATCGCAACCCCCCGCCGATTTTCGCGGAATGCGTGCGTATTTTGTTAGTTTGGGCATCGGTCGGGGGCCTGCCGGCCCGTTTCGTCGAATAGGGGGGCATGTTCTCGCATCACAATGGATTCGGTTGCCCTTTCTCATCGAAAAAATATAAATTTTCTTGCTCTGACCCTATGTTGTTGTGACAGTCCTGGCATACATAAAGCAGATTGTCATAGCTTAGGGCCACATCCGGATCTGTAACGTTCGCCGCCGTCAACCATATCTTGTGGTGGACGATCAGCGCCGGCCTGTTCCGGCATATCTGGCACAGTCCTCCGTCTTCTCCTTCACGGATCCGAATGAACGACTGCCTGCATTCCTTCCAGGCTTTCGAGTCGTAGAACCTTTTCGCCCAGTCCTTCGCCATGCTTCCTCCTCTCTGCACAGAAAGAGCGGCGCCATCTGACGCCGCCCAATCTGCAGGAGTAACTCAATGAATACTTCTCGCCTGGCTTCCTCGCCTATATCATGGCGCGCCGTCGTCGTGTCCTTCAATGTCTTTTTACAGTTTGTGTTCCTTGATGGCTTCGTCCATCTTCGCGATCAGTCTCCTCCGCTTCCGCATGATCGGCGCGCGGCTCATGTGCATCGACTCCTCGACGTCTGTCCAGGACGTGAAACGCGGAGAGTTTCCGCGCCGTTCCGGTGCGAGGTAGTAGATCCTGACGATCGCCTTCTCGTCTTCTTTGAGGAACCGGAGCAGAGAGCGGATCCGCGCCCGGTCCGCTTCTAGAATCTTCCGGAGCCGCTCGATGTCCTTCTCGAGATCCACGATCTCCGCAGCGACCTCTCCCATCTGATCCCGGACGTCTCGCGAATGCTGGACATTCATCTCCGGATCCCGTGTCGGGATGGATCGCGTCCGTGCTATGCTCTGCTCCATCTCGTCCCGCTGGATGAGCATGAGCTCGACGTCGATCGCCGCCTGCCGTGTTCCGTTGAGGAGTTCGAGTGCTTCCGTCATCTTCTCACCTTCTTTCTTTTCTTCCCGATCCTGTGGTCGATCCTTACCGGCTCCAGTTTCCGGAATGTGTACTCGCGGAATCTGTAGCCCTCGTCGCTTATATAGTCTCTATAGCTTTCTTTGTCCAGATAGTAGCCTCTTGGTGTTCTGGGCCTGTCATTCATGCTCTGGCCTGTGATCACCGACTCCTCCGGCTCTACTTCCTTCACGTTCCTGGAGTGCGACCACGAGCTCTCCGCGATCTTGTCCGGCGCGGAGATCTTGCTCTTTGCGATGTACTTGCCTATGTCCCTGTCCTGGTCCTTCATGTCCTGGTAGAACTGGAAGAATACGCCGCCGTGTTCCTTCCACAGTTCCTTGATCAGGAAGTCCGCTCCCTCGATCCTGTTCATCACCACATGGACGTGCCACGCTCCTCTCGTTCCGACCTCTATGTTGCGGATCCAGAAGAGCTCATAGAATCTTTTGCCGTATTCCCTCTTCAGCTTCCGGAAGAACTTCTGCAGGTGGTCTGTGCACTCCGCCATGTCTGCGGGCCTGTCCTCTTTTCTGTATGTCAGCGTGAGGACATAGTCGTCCGGATTGAAGTACTTGTCGACCATCCTGGAGCATCTGCGCTCTTTGTTCCTCTGGTTGTTCTTCTTCACTGCTTCCGGCGTAGGCTTGCCCGCTTTGTTTCTAGGCTGGCCGGGAGCTCCGTATCTGGCCGTGTGGCATTCCATCACCTCTATGCTGTTTGTGAGTCTGTATTTTTTTCTTTTGAATGCCATGGCCCCGGTCCTAAGTTTAATAGTCTTATGAACTAGCAAAAAGGCTTTCGCCTTGTATCTGTTTCTTCTATATTATTCAGATTGCTGCTCCGCAATGGTGAGCAGCTTCTCCACGTCGTCCGCCATCTTGTAAAGCACCATGGCCATCATGTCCAGCTTCGAGCGCTTAAGCGCGTGCGCCACCTTCAGCATTTGCTGACGGCGGCGTCTCACTGTCTCTATATATTCCCGGCTTAGCATTGCCTCTCCTTTCTGGAGCGGCCGCACTGTAGACCGCTCCCGTGTAGATATTTAATAGAAGGAAGTAATAACATGCGCAGTGTTATCAATTGCTTCAGTGCTCTTGTTCAAGCGAATAATGTCTCGAGCAGCCCTGCCGGCGCCCTGTCGATCACCACGTCCGTGTCCACCACTCCCTCTCTTGTTTCGATGTACACGGCCTCGATCAGTCTGTTCAGCGTATTCCTCTGGCCGAATGTCAGATGCCTTGCAAGTTCCACCTCTTTCATGCACGCACCCATGTGCGCGCTCAATCTGTCGGTCGTCGGCTGTTTCCCCATCTTGTCGATCTCTTTAATGATTTTCTTCATTTCCTCGAGCTGTCTCTGTGCTCTCACTTCTTTCCCTCCTTTATTGCCGCGAGTTTCCTGTCGATCGCATTGATCCGCGAATTGATCGCGGCCAGCTGCTTCCGGATCTCGATCATCTTCTCGTCCGGACCGTTTACCAGATCCAGGATCCTCTGTATGGTTTCGTTCCTCTCCGCCCGGCTGTCGCAATACATGCAATATTTCCCGTAATTTGTAATAACATTGACGCCGAACTTCTTGTCTTCCTCCGTCCCCTTCTCCGTGGCTGTGATCATGCGGACGGTCTGTGAGTTAATATAGGCCGTGCCCACTCTGATCATCGCCATTCTTTTCTTCTTCCTTTCTTGCGTATCCTTCGAATACTCAATGAGCTCTCTCCCTTATAAATAGTTTTTTCCGAACTTCTTCACGAAGATCTGCCTGGCTTCCTCCCACGTTTTCCCGGCTTTATACTGGTTTACCTCAAACGCCTGCTGCCCGATCCGGTGCAGCCAGTCCGCCGTGTCCTTGTTGAAGTGTGCTCCGTCCGGCGGTTCGTTGTGGCACGAATGGCAGAGATGGACGACGAGACCGTACTTCTCCGAGAGTTTCCTGTTCGGCCCTCCGAAGATGTGATGCCGCTCCGTCTTCGCTGCCCTTCCGCATCTGTAGCACCAGCCCTTCTCGTCACTGTCTATACATCCCATCACTGAGCAGCTCCTCCGTGTTAGTGGTCGTCTTCCGCAGGAAGATCCCCGCGGACTTCTTTGAGATCTTCACGGTCGCCTCCTGGTCTGTCCTGATCTGGACATATCCCAGAACGTTGTCGGCGACCAGCTCCGCGCCGGCTTCCAGGAACTTGCGGATCTTCGGGCTGATGTCCAGCCCGTTCATGTTCTCCGTGAAGTCTTCCAGGACCGCCTGCTTCCATCTCACGTTCTGCGCTTCTTTGCAGTTACAGTCCGCCGTCGCCGCGTCGTCCCATTCCTGCTGCGTCTTTCCCTTCGATGCCGGGACCATCATGCTCATGCCGCAATATCGGCAGATCCCGATCTTCATTTCTTCACTCATCTATGTCCTCTCCGTATTCCATTACCAGAAGGTGGCGGAAGCTCTCCGCCCTTCCTTTTTGTCTGCAGCTCTCTTCTCCGTCTTTCGCTTCCCTGGCTTTCCGTTCTCTGCTCTTGCTCTCCCTGTATCTCTGGATCAGCATGAGCCTTCTCTCTTCACTCCCGTGATCCGGCGTCACATAGTGCTTAATACCCACGCCGATGCTATGATGACCAGGACCGTTATGCAAAACTCCGTCACTTCCTTCCCTCCCTGTGCGTCTTGATGTGCCAGTCCACCACTGCGGCGTCATGGCCAAGACAGAAGCCTGTGCAGAATGCCGCCACGCCTTCCACAATCATGATGCAAGCCAGTACCGTTATTAACATGATTCCTCCTTCAGATGCTTGGCCACAGTCGGAACGCTGCAGCCCATCTCGTCCGCGATCTTTGCCTGACTCCATCCGGCCGCGGCCAGGGCGCGGACCTTTCCCACGTCCAGAGGCGGACGGCCGCCCTTCTTTTTCGGCTCTACGGCGGTTCCTGCTTTAGGCTTCGCCCCCCCGCGCCGTTTTGGACTTCGTCCTCTCCACTCCTTCGTTCGTAATGAATCCCGCGATCAGGTCCATGCACTTCCCGCAGAAGTCCATCTGCTCGAACGGATTCGTTCCCGTGAGGTTCCCGTCTTCCTTCCTCTCCATCATGGAGATGTAGCCGATCCGTTTCGGTTCCACTTCACCGCCGCAGCGATCACACTTTATTATTCTGCTCATTGGCATCCTCCGCCCATTTATAAAGATCGGCCGTCGTGTAGTTCTCCCCGAGGTCCTTCTCCGCGATCATTATCGCCTCGATCCTCTCCCAGATGTTCCCCGTCGGGTCTTCCCTGATCACTCTTTTCGCTTCCTCTTTTGTCATGTCCCAGGCTCCTAATGATTTCCAGCTCTCTGTCCGAGAGTTTCCACTTCTCTGCCGCCGCCTTCTCTGCCGCCGCCTTCTCTGCCGCCGCCTTCTCTGCCGCCGCCTTCTCTTCCGCCGCCTTCTCTGAGAGAAGATAGCCTCCGCCGAATATTGACTTCTTCATTCGCTTCTGATCGTCCAGGCCCCTGACAAAATAGCAGTCCTCCGGAGCCACCGCGAAGCGGATCCCGTATTTGCTCAGATAGCCGAGCATTGAGCTCGTGGCCACCTCGTCCGGATATTCGTATTTTGGCAGGACTCTCTTTCCTTCTCTCCGGTTCTTCTCGTCCTCTCTGGTGATCAGCTCCCGCAGATCCGGGGCCGTCCTGATCTCCATCGTGTCCAGGTTCGTCACGAAGGCCGTGTTCACGATCGCGCCGTTCTCGTATGTGACGTCCGCGTCTGTGATCACGTGGCACATCCCCGCGGCCCTCGTCGAGAAGTTCGTGAGATACGGAGCGAACAGAAAGAACTTGATCCCGTGCCGCATGTAGGTCTTGCAGATCTTCGACAAAATAGAGAACGGCGGATTGTCAACAACTACGCAGCCCTCCGGATAGTCGAACTTTTCGAAGTCCCCCCCCGGCCAGAACGGCCGCACGACCTTCTCCGGGTCGACGCCGTATTCCTTCACGGTCCAGGAGAGCACGGCCTCGTATACGTTCGGCGGAG